CGTAGTGTTGCTCCCAATCAAGTTCTAATGCTCTCTTCTTTGTGTAAAGAGCTTGAACTGATATCATCTACAACCTCCTCATAGGTTATCCAGCATTTAGATGTTGAAAACATCCTTTTGCTGTCTTTAAGTAATATACCTTTTTTTCCTATTTTGTCAAGGATAGCTCTCTCTATACTTTCTGCACTATCTTCAGCTTCAATGTTAAAATCAGCCATGTGACCATAAGCTCTAATTTTTACTTGAAACATTTTTGTCATAATTCTTTCTTTCTAACATATTAATGGAGCCCCATAAAGGGGCTCCAAAAATAAAAAATGCTTATATATTAAGCACCTGGTGAGCCAAACAAACCTCTAGGGTCAGACCAGCCGAAGCTGTATCTTTCTCTAGCTTTGTATCTAACGTTACCTGTATCAAAATCACCTTCCATAGACGTTTTGATAGCTGCTCTTACGAACATCTTCATTCCGTTTGGAACATCAGTTTTGATAAAGAATGCATCAGAGTCTGTTAGGAAGTTGTTAACCACATAACCTTGTGGAATCATTCCTAAAGATTTGATTGCATTGATATCGTTATTAGCAGTACCAGTTCTACCAGCAGATGCCATTAATCTCTCAGCTGTGAATTGTAATTCACTTGGGATAATTAATTTAACACCTCTTGCAGCAATCTTTAAACCACGTTCATCAGTGAATGCATTGATATCAATCAATGATTGTTCTAATGAAGTTTCGTTTAAGTCAGCAGCAGTTGCTAATTCATTTCTAAATGAACCAGCAATAGTAGGGTGAGCTTGGTCTAATAAAGGTTGACCATCTCCACCTGGGAACGAGCTTGAAAACGCATTGTTTAATACGTTTGCAGCTGTTACTTGCTTAGTGTTTGCCATAGATCTTGCTAAAGCTTTTGTATATCTAGACGCTAGTCTGTCATACAAGTTATCTTCAATCGCTTCTTCAGTGATTGAGAAAGCAAGAGCTATAGTGTTATGCGTATATCTAGCAGTGAAAGTTTCTTGAGCATTGTCAAATGTAACGCCAGAACCTTCTGGTTTAATTTGAGCATTTGCGAAACCTGATAACATAACTTCTTCTTCAAAAGCTCTGTCAGAAGTTTCAGTATCAAATATTTCAAGATGCTGATTTTCATAACGTTTGTACTCCAGGCCGAATAGTGCATTCAACCCTGGTTCTAGTTCTTTAACTAGTTGTCCTCTTGATATAGCCATATTCTTATACTCCTGTAGTTGATAAGAACTGATGTTTAGCAATTCTAGTTACCCAAACAACGTGTGATTGAGTAATTTGATTGTCACCAGTATCTTTAGTAGCACCTAAGATCTGTAACTGATTAGTTGTTGTGCTTAAAGTAGCATCATTTAATCTAGTTCTAGATACGTAGTTTGCTGAATCTCCAGCCAAATAAGTGATGTTTGCTAAATTGAAAACATCTGTTTGAGCTGAAGCGCCTGTGTTATTAGATCTGATCTCAAATCTTTCATAAGGATCGTCACTTACGAATGCAACAATATCACTTGCCGCAACGTTAGGAACATAATTCCTCCATGTTGGTTTTTGAGTCGTAGGATCAGTATAGAATGAACCGTTAAGTGAACCTAACAGCGTGCTTGAAGCAGTTGCAACTTCTATAACTCCACCGTCGTCTGCTCTCACAGCGTCGTTGAAATATATAATAGTTGAGCCTGAAGCTACACTATATTCACTTAAACCTTGAGCATCTCTATTCTGACCAACTTTACCAATTGGTCGTAGGCCGAAACCTACTGAGCTTCTATTAGCCATAGTTTTTTCCTTGTTTAAGTTTATTTAAATCGTTGGTATTACCAAAAAATTACTTTTTGTTCGTACCACCGAAAGTTACACGAGTCTGCCTCTCACTATTGATTGGCATACTTTTGTGTTGATCCTTATACAAATCGTTTTCAATTGCTTCTTCGCGTGCTTCTATTTGTTTTCTAAAGTAAGCTTCGCGAGATTTTGCGATTTCTTCGGGTATCCTTGCCAACACAAGGCCACCAACTCCGATCACACCTGCGTATTTGCCGTCTTTAACAACTGGAAATTGTGATTCAGGATATTCGTCAGCTCTCACTAACTCCCAACCTGATCTCATTTTACCTGACATGTTTTTAGTGTCGTCAAACCCTAAAACTTCAGTTCTTATCCAACGATGTCTAAAGCCTGCTGGCGCTGGCGGTGCATCTAAAGATGATGGTGGAGTCCAAGTTGTAGGTCTCTTTTCAGCAGTCCTAGTTTGGCTCGCACGTGGGGTCTTAATGTTTTCTTTTGTCATATGCCTATACCTCCTTCGTGATATTTAATTGTTTCGCATATTCTTCCAATGGCACTCCTAATTTTTTAGCGATAGCAACTTGAGAAGGGGTGAGTCTCACAGTTTTGCGGCCTGGTTTTGTACTTCGCTTCGCTGAAGCTACTGTTTGTACAGGTTTAGCCGATTCCGTAGTTGCATTCTTATCAAATTTATGGGGAAACTCAAGTCTTATTCTTTTATCAATTTCCGCATAATATTCGTCGCTTTGAGCATCATAACCTTCTTCATCTATAAGAGTTTTATGAATATCAAAAGCCGTATAAGTCATAGCTTTATCTGTTCCAAACCATTTATTTCTACCTGCCCAAGATTCTGCTCTCGGATCAGCTGTAGATTGTCTTTCTGGAACTCTAACATCTGCTATGTTTTTTACTGGTTGTTCTTTTGCAAGATTTTCTGAATTAGATTTAACTTCTTGTAATCTAGCTTCCTCATAACCTAATCTTGCTATTTCTTTAGCTACTTCTACTTCAGCATTATAATCGTTTGCTTCTCTAGCAACAGCTAATTTACCTTTAGCTGCTTCTAATGCTGATGCAATTTTAGCTTCTCTATCTTTAATCGATACAGTTTCTAAAGTGCTAAACTTTTTAGTTAAAGCTTCTTTTTCTGCTTTAACAGATTGAGCATAAGTTAGAGCTTCTTCTCTTTGACGCTCTGCTTCTCTCATTTTTTTAGTTAGTTTTGCAATTCTTCTTTGCACACTTTCGCTGTAATCTTCTAATTCGTCTTTCTTAACTTCTTGTTTCTTGTCTCCCGTCTCCGGCTTCGTGTCGCTGGCGTCTGGGGACTTGGCTTCTTTTGGTTCTTCTTTTACTTCTTTAACAGTTTCTTCTTTTACTTCAAATTCAGGTTCTGGTGTAGATTCATCTTTTAACTCTACATCCACTTCTGGTCCTGAAGTATCGATATCAACTGTCTTTGCGTTTTTATCTTCTGGCATAGTTTCCTCCTATGTTTATATATAGTGAAGTACATCTTCGGGATTTTTAATTGTCCCTAAAACTTCATCGTCATTTAATAGACGAACTTCACCGCCTTCGATTGGAAGTCTTGATCCCGCGTAACGCGCGAAAATAACCCAATCTTTTTCTTTGCACCATGGGCCTGTTGGATATTTTTCTTTATCCAAATAAGCTAACGGTCCAATCTTTAAAACATAACCGCAGTTTGTTGCGATTCGTGCTTTATCTAAAGATTCCTGTGATATAATTAATCCACCAGATGTTTTATCTTTTGGTGTAAATGGTAATACTAATAATCTCCAACCACTTGGTGTTGGTAAACTATCTATTAAAGATTCAGTAACATTTTCTGCTCTGACTGTTTTATCTTCAACTTTTTTATCTTCTTCTTTATACTTATCTTCAAGACCTAGGTTTATCTTTGGTACTTCCTTTTCCGAGGTCAATAACGTTTCCTTTATCATCTTTTTTTGCTCCTTCATTTAGCAGGTTAGAGATTTCCTGAATTATTGTTTGGTAGGCATTTGCCTGTCCTTGCATATACTTGTATTTTTCCATACTGTCAACTGCTCCTGATATCATAGAGTCTCCAATATTTTGGTAAGATTCTTTGATAAATTTTTGTAGTCTAGTAATGAATGTTACTGCGTCCATAGTCTTTCTCCTTTGTTGGTTATATTAACAGTTCCACTTTCTAAGTGACTTATTAATTCTTGAATTCGGATCTCTTGCTGTTTTTGCAGAGGTTAATCTTTTCTTCATACCAGACATTCTAGCACAAAAAGACTTTCTTCTATTAGCAGCTTTTGAACCTTTTTTTAACTTACTAGGTTTTGTTGTTACTGCCATTGACAATTTTGATCCTGGATTAGCAGCTCTATAAGATGCAATACCTTTTCTGTTTAATCCACCGGATTCTGATTTACCTTCTTTGCGTTGCCATGCAGGAGTAGATCCTCCTTTTGCTAGCATTGCTCTACCATGTCCTCTTAAAGAAATATCGCCCATTATGGTAATATATCCATTTCTTGAATCATTTCTAGTTCTTCTTTTTCTAAATCAGTCGCTGTTTTATTATTAACTTTATCTATTAATTCTTGTCTGGATAGCCCACTTCCTTTTTTTGGAATATTTTTTATAGTTTTTGGTTTAACTTTTTTTTCTTTTTTTAATCCTTTTATTAAATCTGGTGCTGCAGCAGCTCCAGCAACCATTCCTAAAAATCCTCTTCTTGATAATCCGCCTTTTGCGAATTTTTTTCTAACTATACCTCTACCTCTTAATGAAATATCACCCATTATACATATCTCATAGTTGTCATATTTATAATACCACCATTAGCTGCTTTTTTTCTTTTTGCAAATGTTGCAACATTTTTAGGTTTTGGTCCAGTATTTCCTGCTGCTCTTTTTCTTTGAACTGCTGATCTTCTTTGACCTTCTGACATTGATCTAGCTTTTGCAAGTGGTACACATTTTGGGTAACCTTTTCTTTTTTCTCCTTTTGATCTTCCACAAGGAGCAAAAGATCCGTCTTTTTTTCTAGATCCAATATCTACCCATTTTTCAGCAACCCATTTTCTAAGACCATTTGCCATATTAAAATTTTTGTGTAACTTTTCTTCTATTTTCCATTACATCTCCACAACCCTTAGCAATTCCGCCTTGATTGTAGTTTGATCTTTCTTTTCTTTGTTGTGATTTATTTTTCTTACCGCCTGGAGTTACTTTGCCAGAGCAAACAGCACTTGCATACATGTTCGCGTACGCGCTCGGGTACACTTTAAATTTTCTTTTTGCTGCTGCTTTTCCTCTTGGACAAAGTTTGGCCATTACTTCCAGCCTCTTTTTGCAAGTTTAGGTAAACCTTTTTTAACAAGTCCACCTTTTGCATATTTTTCAACTTCACCTGTTTCTAAATCAGTTACAGTTTTTTCAATATCATCAAATTTTTTAGAAGGTTTAATATCTTCTCCTCTTGCTTTTCTAGCATAACTACCTGTTAAATTTAATATTTCTTCAGTTGCATCTTCTCTTTCTTTTTTACCTTGAAGCATATTATTTTTTATTTTGGAAGAAAGAATATTTATTTGTCCTATTTGTCTTTTTGCTTTTGTGCTTCGATCAGCAGGTTTTACTTCAAGCATTTCTACTTTACCTTTTTTGCCTGAATAACCTTTACCAGAAAATATTTTTTTACCTACTTTTTTAAATGGCATTATTTTTTCTTCGACTTTCCAGCTTCTGAAAGAGCAATTGCTATTGCTTGTTTTCTAGATTTTACAACTGGTCCTTTTTTACCAGAATGTAATTTACCTTTTCCAAACTCTCTCATAACTTTAGAAACTTTAGCTTGACCACCTTTAGCAAATTTTTTGTAAAAAATTTCTTTGTCAAATTTTCCAATATTTACATCTCTAACTTGTTTTTGTAATTCTTTAAATGTTTTTGAATTTACAATTTTTTCTGCAGTATCAAATGGAGCTTTAGCAACTTTTTTTACCCCTTCTTTAACACCTTTAGCAAAATCTTTTACCATTTTACCAGATTTAGTTTCTTTATAACCTTTTTTTTCAAGTTTTGTTTCTCTTGCTTCTTCTTTTGGAGATTCTGCTTCTTCGTGAATAGATGACATATCTTCAGCAGCCTCACCTCCTTCAGCTTTCATTACTCTAGCAATTTTAACTCCTCTTTTTTGACAACCTAGTCCAGCCATTATCTTTTACCCTTCATCATTTTGCCTTTTTTACTTTTAGACATTCTAGCAGTAAGTACGTCAGCGAAAGTTGTTTTTCCATCTTTGTTTAAATCAGGGAAACTTTTTTTAGCTTTACCACCTTTTTTAAGTTTTGCTCTTGGTCTTATTGAATAATCGTTTCTCATTTTTTCTCCTATCCGTTTTCTTGTTCTTTGTTTGCCGGTTTATTTGCCATAGTGCGTGCCACCGATTCTGCACTTCTTCCAACTACATAACCACCTAGACCTATTTGTAATAGTGTCCATACATCTCCTGGGAGAGTTATGGTTATAGAAGCTTTAAAAAAGAATAATATAACAGGTCCTAAAACATAATTCCATACTAAGATAAATATTAATACATACATTAAAAGCGGTCTCCAGCTCGATGCGAACCAACCAGCTTTTGCTTCTGCTTCAACTATTTTTGCTGCAGCTTGTAATTCAGCAGTATTAGATTGTAATAATTGAGTTTGTAATTGTGCTTTTAATTTTTCTTGTAGATCTTTATCAGGAACTGACTTTTCAATTGTATTAAATAGGATCTTTGCAAGAGGTGCAACAGCTCCTAACATTTGAATCATGGTTTAGTACCAAGTTGCAGTTCTTTTTTTCTCTGGAAGAATGCTACCTTGTCCTTGAACTTCTTGAGTTTGAGATTCAGAGTTGCTAGACATCTCAACATCTACTCCGCCAACAAGATAACCTTGTGCATCAGTATATTTTGAGTGGTTAACATCAACTTTAGCTTTAGAATCTTTAGTAAAAGTTCTAGTTGCGTTAGCTAATTTTTCATTTTGTTTTTTCATGGCCATTTTATACTCCTTTTTTTGTGTTTTTAAAACTTATTTTTGCTGATCTTTTAATTTAGCAGCTAAAATTGTCTTTTCTAACGAAGTATTTGCTCTTAATTTAGCTAAATCTTCGTTTTGTTTAAGTTTATCATCTTGAGTTGACTGATTCATCATCGTTTTCATCTTATCAAGGTTGATTCTGTCCTTACTTTCAACTTCTTTTCTGTAATTTTCCTGTGCTCTAAGGTCTAATTCTCTAGATCTTAACATTGCAATAGGATCATTTGACAATAATGAAGTAATTTGTTGTTCTTCTTTTAAAAATTCTTCCATTGCTTCAGCAATTAACTGTGCTTTTCTAGCTTCAATTTTTTCTCCAAGCATTTTTGCTTGAATTTGCATTGCTTGAAGCATTTGTGGATTCTGTTGTCCCATTTGTTGCATTTGTTGTCCCATCATTTGTAATTGTTGCATTTCATTTCTGAATTCAACTTCAGTTTGTTCTTGTGACATGACAGAAATATGTTCAAAAATATTTTTTTCTAATGCTGCCATTAATGGTGGAGCATTTCTTGCTATGTTAGTTGCCATAAAACTTAAATGTGCAGTGATATGAGCTCTATGATCTTGTCCCGGAAATGCTTGGAACGGTTGTCCTGCTAAAGCCGCAATATGTTCTAAAGCAGGATCCTTTGGTTGTGGTGGTTGTGGTTTATTTAAAATTTTATCAATGTCTTTTATACCTAATGCTTCATACATAGTTCTGTAAACTTCATACATATTATGAATTTGTGGATTAGACATTGCTAATTGTAATTCTGTTTGTGCAATAGAAATTCTTTGTGTTTGCGAAAATATATTTGGATCTGCAACTGGAACAATATCTACTCTGTCATCAAAATCTTGTTGTTTAATTGTTCTTGGTCCACCGACAACATTGTAAGGATATTCTGGAGGTAAGTATAAAGCAAAAACTTTTGCTAATAATTTAAATTCCTGTTTCATTGATGCATAAATTCTTTTATGAATTGCAGACATCGTTCTACTTCCTCTTTCCAACAAGGCTACGGTCGTACCCACTGCTGCTTGTTGATTCCCATCTCCCACTTGTAGATCAGCAATAGATGCAAAGCGCTGACCCGCTTGAACTACGACCCCCATAAGAGCAAGTAAAGTTTGCGAAGGTTCTTTATATGGTAACGTCATAAAAGAATCTCTTAAATTACCGCTTGGGGCATCAACATCTCTCCATTCACCTGGTTGAATAGATTGAGCGTCGTCTCTAATTCTTATTCCTCTTTGTTTAAATCCTGCTGGTAAATTAGATAATGTTCCTGCATCTAATAATTGTCTTAAAGCACTTGTTGCAGTTCTAGATAAACCGCCGATCATTTGTATTAAACCAAATCCATAGAAACCAAATCCTGGTAAAAATTTAAAGTGAACAAAATATTGTTTCTTTTCTTTTTTAACATCTTGCGCATCCCAATTTCTTTTAATAGATAAAATCTCTCTTGATCCTTCTTCAACAGTTACAATATATGGAAGTTTAATTCCTGTGGGCTCACCATTTTGATCTTTATCTTCAAAACCTTCTAAGTCCAAATTAACATGACATTCTAACAATGTAAAAACTTCATCGCTATATTCACTTTTTGTAATTCCTTCTAATTGTTTTTCTTTATCTTTAACATCATTTGTATCTGTGCCATCATCTGCTGGTAATAATTCTATGTCTCTATAAAAACCATTCACTTGTTGTTTTCTTAAATCATTTGCTGATACTTTTAATACATGAACAATTGCTTCAGCATCTTCTAATGATGTTGCTGAATAAGGAACAACTAAATCTTCCGCTGGAACAAATTGAGAAACTGCTCTTCCTAATGTTTCATCATAATAAACTTTTTTAAATGTTGATCCTGATAATGGTAAATAAAATAACATCTGATCAAACTCTGGTTCATATTCTTTCATGACATCCATAATTTGATAGTTCATAAATTCTTTAACTCTTTCAGCTTGTTGTTCTGTATCTGGAGTAGATGCTCCAACAACTTGAGTTCTAACTGGTCCTTCAGCTGGTAATAATTCTTTATAAGCTAATGCTTGAAATTGTGTAACTGCTTCTGCAAGTACAGGATGAGTTGCACCTGATGCACCTTGAAATGGTTCTGTTCTTTGTTCGTATTTAAATCCTAATAAATCTAATCCTTGTGTGTATGCTTGTTCCCAATCTTTTCTTGAACTTTTATAATCTTCATAGTTTTGATAAAGCTCTGTTCCAAGTAAATTAAGATCATTCTCATCTATAAATTCAGCTAGGTTAGCACCATGATCTAAAGATGCTCCATCCATCTTTGCTTTTGGATCAAAGTTTATATCAACACTACCATCTTCGTTTTCTGTAACTTCAGTAGGGCTAGATGAAACTGTTTCTGTTTCAGATACGACCTGTTCTATCTCCTGTTCAGGAGTTAAAGAACTACCTATGTTTGGGATTAGACCCTTGTCTATTTCTGCCATTTATTGTTTTCTCCGATTTTATTGTTCTAACAGTATTATAACTAATATTCAAGCCTTGTGGGTTTGGTCCTTTTTTAGGAGGTACTGTTAATGTTAATCTTTTAAGTTTAATCATTTAAAATGTATCCGGTCCATAAGGTGATGTTTCTTCAATAAAGTCTACAGGTGCATCTTCCATTTGTTCTCTTCTAGATTGTTTAACTGGTATTATTTTCCTGTTTTTAATATCACCTGTTGCAAATCTTTCAGCAGCTTCTACATCTCCATATATAGGATCTTTTCCTGGTACTTTTCTCATTTCACTCATTTCAATATCTACATCATCTGGTCCATTTGCAAAGTATCTTGGTTCTTTTTCAAGAACTTTAAATTCAGCTGGCTCTACTTTTGTACCTGAATAATATTTAAGTTCCATTGTAGGTCTATAGTAAAGTGTTACTGGTGTACTTGATCCTTCTTGATTTCTTGGTGAATGAATATCAACTGCAATTCTTCCATCTGGATATTCTCTTAAAAGAAATTCTGTGTCTCCATCTACATGTTTAGTTACTTTTTCTATACCTTTTGGTAATCCCCCATATCCTTTTGCTTCATGTTTATAAGATGCTTCCATTATTATTTCTTTTTCTTCAAATGGTTTTCCTTTTACTTTTATCTTTTCAACGAGATCCGGGAACCAGGAATACATACCTTCTGCTTTTTCAAAATTTATTTTAGATGCAACTCTTCCAGCTTGACTTGCTTTCTTTCCACCTTTTATAGCTTTTATTAAGTCAGGTGCTATTGCTCCTGTGGCTGCTGTTCCTCCTAATAATTTTAAAAACCCTCTTTTAGACATTCCTCCTTTTTTAAGTTCTACTCTTTCATTTCCAATAAATGGTATTTTTACAGCTGGTGTTTCATTTTGTGTTTCAACCGGTGTTTCAGCTACTGGTGTTTCAACATCTTGTGGTAATTCTGTCAAAGGTTCACCAGCTTTTATTTTTTTTCCAAGTACTTTTTCAATGTCTTCTATTTCCATTTTGTTAAATAAATCTAATTCTTCTGCTATATCGTATGCAATTTTTTGTTGTATATCTTTGAATCCTAGTCTTTGAAGAGGAGTTATTCCTTGCGCAGGTTTTATACCTAATTTTGATGCAATATTTCTATCTGTTATCTCTTTAGCTAAAATTGGAATTGCTTGTAAAACTGCATCTCTATTTTTTTCAAGGTATTCATTTTTACTTAAATAATCTTGTAATTCTTTTATTCTAGAATTTACTGTCATTAAATCTTGATATGCAATAGATGATCCTTCATCATAAGTAGTATCTTTAAATAATTTTTCTTCTAAATCTTTTTTTTCTTGCATTAGCCCTTTAAGTTCAGGGATATACGAAAGATTTTTTAATCCTATATCTGTTGTCTTTGGATCTTTAGCTACTTTTAATAATTCTTCCTCCAAACTTTTACCATAGCCAAATAGTCCTAATAAAGATTCTCTTTTTGCACCTTCAAAATCTCCAGAAGCTATTCTTGGAAGAGCCATAATTGTTTCTAAAGCAATATCTCCAAATGAAATAAATTTTCCAGCGGCTTTAATAGGTTTTGGAATTCTATCAACTAAATTTTTAACAGTGTTTATTTCTTTAG